ACCACCCTAAAATTTCCCCGGAGTGGTTTTCAAACCTCAAACTGGGTTTGAAGTATGGGGTAACTATTATGGAAAGAGAGATAAGTATGCACGCAGAAGTACATGACCACGTCGTAGGTCTACTAAAGTGGCTACTATCTCCTGAAGTTCTGTCTCAGATTGGACTATACTTCGGTGTTGGAGCATCTATCATCGGTTTTGCAACAAGAGTGTTCAAAAAATTATGGGCTAAACTCGAAGCTAAACAGAATGAGGAGATCGAAGCGATCAAAAATTCTATTACAGCGTTGGCCATAAGCTTTGAAGAGATGCGAAAGACTCAGGAATTGGATTTCTTACGATTACAAATCATCACAGGGATACATTCTGGACGTCTATCCAACAATGAGATATTGCATATGTATGATACCTACTCACAAAAGGGCGGTAACTCATATGTTAGTCGTATAGTTAACGATTATGTTGACGAGAATAATATCAAGGAAGAAGGAAAACGCAATGCTAGAAAACGTGATTAATTTGTTAGTCGCGCTCAGTGTAATTTTACCAATTGTTGTTCAACTGGTTAAATACATTGGCACGTTGACTAACAATAAGAAAGTTTTGACTCTTGCGGATCGTGCTATGATCATCGTGTCTTCACTTGATTCCTTAGGTATCGCAAATGAAGCTAAGAAACAAGAAGCTCTCGGTAAGCTAACAAACTTCGCCAATGAGGTTGGTATCAATTTATCATTATCTCAAGCAGAAGACTATATCGAGAACGCTGTCCAAGCTTTGCGTAGACTTCAGGGTGAAGTGAAGCCAAATTCGGAGGTGTCTAACAATGCCCCGAAGACGAAATGAAACGGACGACATCCGTCAAGCTTTAACACCAGAAGGAAGAATGCTAAAGCTAACAAAAAAGGCATTCGATCTGGCAGAAAGACAATTAGACGATGGTACTATCGCGCCAAGTACGTTAAACGCGTTACTGAAGTACGGTACCGTCGAGAATGAACTCCAGTTGGAGAGTTTGAGAACCAAGAACAAATTAGACAGTTCTCGTGTCTCATTGATCGATAGCGAAGTTAAAGGAAAGGGTGATAGTCAGGAAGTTATCAATGCTATCCGTGGCTATATGCCGTCAGAGGAATTGTGATGAGTGACAGAAGAAGTATGTTTGAAGATCTTTCATACAAGAAACTATTAACCATAGACAGCTTTGGAGATCGACTCAATTATCTATCGTTATTCAAACGTGGGTATAGATCACCAAGACACATGTCAAACCCATTCTACAAGTCTCGGATTTGGCGTGATCTACGAGAAGAAATCATAGCGCGAGATCTAGGATACGATCTTGGAGTACCGGGTATTCAAATACCTAATAAGCAAGATATTATTGTGCACCATATGATTCCTCTAGAAGAGGATGACATATTAGAATGGCGTGAAGATATCATACTTAACCCCGATCTTCTAATAACAACTTCCAGAAACACCCACAACATAATTCACTACGGCGATCGCTCCCAATCCGTATTAATTGAACGCCAACCAGGAGATACAAAATTATGGTGAGGTAATTATATGTCTAAAATTTTAGACGATGTTAAAACAACATTGGATTTTGCCTCCGAAGAAGATACAGGATTCGACTCTAGATTACTTCTAGAGATTGACGGTGCATTGGGTACATTATCACAACTAACAAATGTCCACCCAGAAGTCGATGTAACAAAAGAAACCGAATGGGATCAATTGTTGTATTCTGGCGATAAGCATTTGCTACGATTGGTAAAGCAATACATCTACATTTCGGTTCGAATCGTATTTGACCCACCAGCCGGTTCTGTATTAACAACCCTAACGAGCAGTTTAAACAACATCGCTCATAGGATCATTATTCAGAAGGAGGTATACAATGCAAAACCAGAATGATTTGGTTTCAGTAGATTCTTCTTCCGATGTTATTGAACACTTTGGTATCAAAGGTATGAAATGGGGTTTTAGAAAGAGCCGAAGTGCTAAATCTAGAGCCCGACGTCGAGCTAAAAATTCGGCCAAAACGTCTGCCAAATGGAAAAAGAAATATCAGAACCGGTCCTCAATGTCCGATAAAGATATTCGCAGAGCAACCGAAAGATTGCGGTTAGAAAATGACTTTGCAGAACAAATCAAACGTAGCTCTCAAGTTACTATGAAGCCTGCTAATAAAGATAGTTTCTTCCGTGATATTGCTAAAACGGTTGTTGGTTCCGCTACTCAAAGTACTGTTAAGAAATCTATTGATTATGGATTTAATAACGTAACAGGCGGTAAAAAGAAGAATTAAGTAAGGGAGTTAATTTTTGGTACTTTCTAACAAAGCATATCCGGAAGAGTACATGAAGTTTAAGGAGCAAGTTCTTAGAGGTGAAATTCCGGTCAATCGGATGGTATCACTGGAAATGAACCGTATCGATTTCTTAATCGAGTCGCCGGATTATTACTATGATAGTAAAGCGATTGAGGGCTTTGTAAGATTTTGCGAAAATGAGATGACCCTCACCGACGGTAGTGACGTAACTCTTCTGCCGTCGTTTAAACTCTGGGCAGAATGTGCCCTCGCATGGTTTTATGTCTCGGAGGATAAGGTTTATAACCCTAAACTCGGTAAATGGGAGATAAAATCAAAATTTAAGCGACTTGTCAATAAACAATTTTTAATTGTCGGACGGGGAGCTGCGAAATCAATGTATTCTACGTACATGCAAGCTTACATGCTACTAATAGATACAGCCACAACACACCAAATCGTCTGTGCCCCTACAATGAAACAGGCCGAGGAAATTATGGGTCCATTTAGAACGGCTTTGAGTCGCGCAAAAGGTCCTATGATTCGGTATATGGTTCAAGGATCTAAGATGACTGGGAATCTCACCCAGAAACAGTTGCTAGCATCAACAAAGAAAGGTGTGGAGAATTTCGCAACAAACAGTTTGTTAGAGATTCGCCCAATGTCTGTCGATAAACTTCAAGGATTGCGTTGTAAGTATGCAGCGGTGGATGAATGGTTATCCGGTGAAGTTCGCGATAATGTTATCGGTGCGATCGAACAGGGTGCATCTAAGAACGACAACTACCTAATCATAGCCACGTCGTCAGAGGGTACTGCCCGGGACGGTGTTGGTGATACAATCAAAATGGAGCTAACTGACATACTAGAAGGTCGGTACTTCAACCCTCATGTGTCTATTTGGTACTATCGATTAGACGATGTTCGTGAGGTAGCTCACCCAGAAACATGGCTTAAGGCCAATCCAAATCTGGGAGCAACTGTTAGCTACGAAACATATCGACGAGAAGTGGAACGAGCTGAGACTCAACCATCAACTCGTGCCGATACTTTAGCTAAACGTTTTGGAATACCGGTTGAGGGATATACTTACTTCTTTGTTTACGAAGAGACTATTCCTCATAGACCTCAGAACTTCGATGGATTGGAATGTGCAATGGGAGGAGACCTTTCACAAGGGGATGACTTCTGTGCGTTTACATTCTTATTCCCATTGGGTCGGGGTAGATTTGGCGTTAAGACCAGATCTTATGTTTGTGAGTCAAAACTCAAGAAGTTAACTTCAGCAATGCGAAATAAGTACGATACTTTCATTGACGAAGGTACACTTATTGTCATGCCAGACGTTGTATTGGATATGAATAAGGTATATGACGATCTAACAAACTTTATTTATAGACACAACTACGTCGTTTACTCATTTGGTTTCGACCCATATAACGCTCGAGAGTTTGTTGAGCGTTGGTCTAGAGATAATGGTGAGTATGGCGTAGAGAAGATTATCCAAGGAGCTCGTACAGAATCTGTACCTATGGGCGAGTTGAAGAACTTGGCTATGGAACGTCAATTAATATTCGACGAAGAGCTTATGAAGTTCGCAATGGGTAATGCCGTTGCAATTCAGGATAATAACGGTAACTACAAGTTATCTAAACGAAGATCTGACGAAAAGATCGATAACGTAGCCGCACTGATCGACGCATGGGTAGCGTTTAAACGCAACATGGATCTATACGCGGCTTAGAGAGGCCAATATGAGTATTTTTACCGATGGATTGACTCATGCTTGGGCTATGTTTTCACGAACACAATCCTCCGCAAATCTTGTTGAAACTGACGAACCATTTCAATTGTCTTTGGAACCCCGTGCATTGAGTCCCAACACTTCTATTCCGGGTCGTTCTTTTAGTCGTTCGTCAATTGCATCAATGATCTTTAACCGTATTGCTATGGATGCTGCTATGGTTAAATTCCAACACGTCAAGTTAGCTCCCGATGGTGAAAACCAAGAGGTGCAGAAAACTTCGGCGTTACAACGACTGTTTGATGTCGAGATGAACATCGATCAATCTTCAACAGACTTCTTCCACGATTTAGTGTATTCACTATTTGACGATGGAGTAGTTGCAGCAGTCCCATTGGAAGCAACTGTAGATCCGTCTAAATCTGATTCGTACGACATTAAATCGATGCGGGTTGGTAAGATTCTGGAATGGTATCCTACAAAAGTACGTGTTAAAATTTACAACGAGGAAAAAGGAGATTTCTCTGAGATTATCGTGCCTAAGAAAATGTGTGCGATTATCGAGAACCCTTTGGCAAACATTGTAGGTGCCGAAAACCCAACAATGTCTCGTTTGTTACAGAAGCTAGCTGTTTTAGATGCTCATGACAGAGAACTTATCGCTAATAAGTGGAACATGATTCTACAATTGCCTGTGCCTGTCCGTAATGACATCAAGCGTAAAGAAGCCGACGCTCGTATTCAAGATATTGAAGAACAGCTATCTAAATCTTCAACTGGTATTGCCTATGTTGCCGCCGATGAAAAGATTACTCAGTTAAATAGACCGATCAACACCAATCTTATGGAAGAGATCAAATACTTAACGGAGGAATTACTTTCACAAATTGGTTTGACCAAAGCAGTATTCGACGGAACTGCGAACGCAGAACAAATGCAAAACTATTATACTCGTACGATCGATCCGATTGTTACTCGTATTCAAGAAGAATTTCAAAGAAAATTTATCACTAAGACAGGTTATACACAAGGTCACCGTATTGTGACTTACAACGATCCATTCAAGCTTGTTCCTACGAGTCAGCTTGCTACGATCGGGGATTCATTACTTCGTAACCGTATTCTCACCTCAAATGAGTTTCGTGCGGTCATTGGTTATGGTCCAATTTCTGATCCAATGGCAGATCAATTGTATAACCCAAACATTGCTGATAATAATCAAGATGTTTCTGTACCTGGGTCGGTCGCGTCCCCTGAAGAAGGTCAAGGTATGGATCCCTCACAAATGGATCCTGACGGCTATCAAGAATACCTAGACTACATTCAAAATGGCGGCAAATAATTGATGGAGGTTAATCGTATAATGGGAAAACATCCTAAGTATGATTTCGCGGGTTATGTAACCCGAAATGACATGCGTTGTACAGACGGTGTCACCATCCGTCATGGAGCCTTCAAAGAAAATGATGGAAAGCGAGTGCCTCTGGTTTGGTCACACGACCCGAGCACTCCTGAAAACGTCATTGGACATGTTGAGCTACAAAATGCGGATGAAGGTGTTTATGGACGCGGGTACTTTAATAATACCCAAAATGCCAAGAACGCCAAGGAACTTGTACAACATGGTGATATCATGCATATGTCTATTGGGGCTAACCGTATTAAGCGGACTCCAGCAAATGATGTAATTCATGGTAACATCTATGAAGTATCGCTAGTGCTTGCAGGAGCTAATCCTGGAGCAGTTATTACCGAAGTGCTACAACACTCGGATAACCCAGAAGAAGGAGAAGTTATTTTAATGGAAAGTAACGAACTTATTCACTCAGCAAGCGACGTCTTAGTTGGTAATGATCGTGTAAGTTTATTCGATCGTATCCAGCACGCTGACGAAGGCACTGAGAGCGAAGTTCTTGATGAAGTTTTAGGAACTTTGAACGAAGATCAACAAGAAGCAGTTGCTATCTTGACTGAAGCTGCAGCCAATGCTGCCCTTGAAGCACACGAAGCATCTGTTGCCAAAGACTTTGATGAGGCCGTAGATTCTCGTGTAAACGAAATTCTTGACGAGTTAGCTGAAGAAGCTGACGATGAAGATGACGATGAAGAAATCGAACAATCTGACAATGGAGGAACTTTGATGCACTACAACGCATTTGAACAAAACACAAACAATAGCGAAGAGATCCGTCACTCGTTGACAGAAGCAATGCAAACTGCCCAAAGTCGCGGTCTCAAACTAAGTAACATTCTTGCCGAAGTTGAAGGTGGAGATGTTCTTAAACACTCTATGAACAACATCGATAAGTTGTTCCCTGACCACCAACTTCAAGGTGGAGTACAAGTAATCTACTCACCAAACACTGCTACAGAGCACATCTTGTCTCGTGTAACTAAAGTGCCAACAGCATTTGTTAAGTCTATCATGACTGACTTGTCTGACCTTACTGACGAACAACTTCGTGCGAAAGGTTACATCAAAGGAACTGAGAAGAAAGAACAAATCATTTCATTCCTTTCTCGTAAAACAGACCCACAAACAATCTATAAAAAACAATCAATCGACCGTGATGACGCTATCGATATCGGTCAACAATTGAACGTTGCTGCATTCTTCAACCAAGAAATGCGCATCAAGTTGAATGACGAAATCGCACAAGCAATCCTCGTATCTGACGGACGTGCTACTGGTGACGCTGCTAAGATCAAAGAAGACAAGATTCGTCCAATCACTAAAGACGAAGACTTCTACACAATCAAAGCATCTTACAACCCAGAAATGCTTCTTGACTTGTTCGAAACCGTTGCGACTGAGAAAACTAAGATGCTTGGTTCAGGAACTCCATCACTTTACGTGAATCCATTGTTCTTGACTAAACTTCGTTTCCTCCGCAACAAGAATGAGCAATGGGTATTCGGCGGTCAACAACCTGCTACTAAAGAATATCTTGCTTCACTATTCGGTGTTGCTGAAATCGTTGAAACTAACTTCTTGAAACCTGATGAAATGATCATGGTTAACCTTGCTGACTACCAAATCGGTACCAACAAGGGTGGTGAAGTTAACACATTTGAACACTTCGATATCGACTACAACAAACAAAAATACTTGATTGAAACTCGTCTTTCAGGTGCACTTGTTCGTGCTAAAGCTGCGGTTTACTTCAAACCTAAAGCTAAAGGCGCTAGTGCCGAAGCAGGTGGTCCAGCAGCAACTAGCGGAACAGAAGCTCGAGTAGGTGGATAATGAAATACTCTGGTAATGCTGGTTTTCGATTGAAAGATGTTGAAGTCGAACCAGATGTTTATGAGCCACAATTGGTTGTTAAACGAGTGCGCGGAAATGTGATCAGTTCTAGATACCGACGCGATCAAAATGGCGACAAATCTACTATTGATAACATCCGCATTACCAACCAAATTTCATTAGTCGCTGACCAATTCTTTATGAAGCACATTTCAAATTTGCTTTATATGGAGTACCAAGGGGTGAAATGGAAAGTCGAAAGTTTCGATGTAAGTAGAGCCCCTAGAGTTATTGTGGATTTAGGAGGAGTTTATAATGAGCAAGAGAATGCTTATCCGGGACATTCTGATGAAAGCAATTCAGAAGTCTAATGAGGATTATAAGCTCTTTTATAATCCAGTAGGTAACACAAATCTAACATATCCTTGTATTCTTTATAAGAGAACGGGTATTAGACAACGGCATGCAGACAACGTTCGTTATCATTCACACGAAGTATATCAAGTCACGATAATCGACAAACGAGTCGATACTCCAATCTTACCTCAACTTTTGGAAAACCAATACTGCGTGTATGAAAACGAATTCATTGTCGATAATATGCATCACACTATTTTAAAGATTAACACAGGAGGATTAGCTAATGGCTAAACTTAAGTTTGACGAACTTGGAAAACGTTTTTATGAAACTGGTGTATCTGAAGCTGTATTGTTCCCACAAGACGCATCCGGTACATACCCACTAGGTGTTGCTTGGAACGGTATCACTGCTGCTAACGAATCTCCATCAGGAGCAGAAGCAAATGACCAATATGCAGACAACATCAAATACTTGTCTCTTACTGGTGCAGAAAACTTTGAAGGTACTATCGAAGCATTCAGTTCACCTGCAGAATTTGACGAATGTGACGGTATGGCACAAATCGTTAAAGGTGCTGTTGCTCACCAACAAAACCGCCGTCCATTTGGTTTCGCATTCAAATCAATCCTTGGTAACGACACCAAAGGTAATGAATTTGGATACAAACTTCACTTGTGGTATGGATGTAAAGCTGCTCCATCAGAACGTTCACACGCTACTGTTAATGACAGCCCAGAACCACAAAACCCATCATGGTCAATTTCTTCAACTCCAGTAGTTGTACCTGGCCACAAACCAACATCAGTAATTACAATCGATTCTACTCAAGTTGAAGCAACTAAACTTCAAAAAGTATTGGATGCTATCTATGGTACAGACGATGCTGCTCCATATCTTCCATTACCAGAAAAAGTAATCGAATTGCTTGGCTAATAGGCCTAATTAAAGGAGGTATTTACTCATATGTTAAAAGAAACAGTTAAATATTTGGACTTCGATGGCGTTGAACAAACCGAAACTTTGTACTTCAACATCAACCGTATGGAATTGATTGCTATGCAAGCTCGCTATGGTAAAGAAGACATGGCTAAGTACATCGAACGAATCACAAAAGAAGAAGACTTCGGTAAGATTCATGATTTGCTTAACGATGTTATCTTAACAGCATACGGTAAGAAATCTGAAGACGGTAAACGATTCCTTAAGAGTGAAGAAATCAAGGAAGAATTCCGCACATCATTGGCTTATGAGGCTCTTACAGAAAGTTTCTTTGATGATGACGGTGTAACACTTGGTAAATTTGTTCAAGGGATTACTTCAACAATTCGTGGATTAGAATCAGCAGTTGCTGTACCTGCAGCACAATAACGGAATGGGCGGTATTTTTTACCGCTCTTCCTTTTTATTTTAAATTTTTTGAGGTGTGTATATCATGGATCCGGAGTTTTTAACTATACAGTTAGACGATATAGAATATTGGGATGACTTAAAAGAGGAATTTGTAAATCAGGAAGGGGTAAAGTGCACGTTTCGATATACTTTGAAAAATCTAGATAGGTGGGAATCGAAGCATCTTAAAAGATTCATAGATAACTCTGACGATATTACTGATGCAGAGATGCTAGATTTTATAGTTACAATGTGCGATGAGGATATTGATCCTAACTTACTTTCTGTAAACAACTACCAACAGATTGTTGAGTATATTAAAAAGACGCCGTCTGCTACAAAATTTCCTAAAGAGAAAGGTAGCGCTAGAGGTGTAGCACAACGTAAAAAGGTATATACGTCTGAGATAATTTATGCTATGATGGCTTTGAACCATATCCCTTTCGATTGGGAAAATCGAAATTTAAATAAACTAATTATGCTTCTTAACTGCGTCGGCTCCCTCCAAGAACCTCCTAAGAAAATGACTAAGGCGGAAGCTATGGAGGAACAACGAGCTATCATCATGAAACGACGCGAGGAGGAGCGTAGAAGAAAGGAGAGTACATGATCGATCCAACTACTATAATTCATTCCGATGATGTTATCCAACATTTTGGTACAAAAGGAATGAAGTGGGGAGTTCGTAAACAATACATGAGTGATAAACATGCTCTTAAAAAGAACTATAAACAATCGCTCAAGAAATCCAAAGAAACTTATAAGGGTAAGAGGCCTGATTTTTGGCGACGACTAGGCTATAAAGCTTCTGTTGCATCAATGTACGGCGGACTTTTAACCGGTAACAACATATTGACAAGATATGGTGCTATGGGTATTGGTGCCGAAGCAGCTATGAGATCTATGGATGGTAGTCATTTCTATAAACACAAGTTAAAGAAGCGAAACAAAGCTCTTAAGAAAGCTTATAAGAAGGCCAAGAAAAATCTAAAGAAAAGTTATAAGGATAAAGGTTAATGAGAATAACAACTAGCGGATCTTTTAATAACTTGGAAAAGTATCTTAAGAAAGATAGACGAGTTTCTATGGATGCTCTTGGTAAAGCGGTAGTCGAAGCTCTACGAGCGGCTACTCCCTCTAAATCTGGAAAGACTGCAAATTCGTGGGGTTATCGAATTAATAAAACAGGCAATGGTGAAGAGTTAGAGATATTCAACACCAATATTAACAAAGGTGTCAATATTGCTATAATTATTCATTATGGTCACGGTACTGGTACGGGAGGTTATGTTCCTCCGCATCCGTATATTATTAAGGCTATCGATTCAGCATACAAATCGGCGATCGATAAAGTCTTAAATGATTATTTGAAATGAAAGGAGGTCTTATGGATACTTCTATTATAATTCATTCTGATGATGTTATCCAACACTTCGGCGTCAAAGGCATGAAGTGGGGTGTACGACGAATGTATAACAACCACGTAGAAAATCTTAGATACAAATACCGAAAAAAGGGTTATAGTGAAGAAGTTGTTGAGAATAAACTTAAGAAACGTCTAAGAAACGAAAAGATTGCAGCAGCGGTTGCTGGTTCTGCGGTCGTGGCTACAGCTGGTTATCTTCTAAAGAATAAATTACAGGATGATGTCTTTGGTAGAACGTTGAAAAAAGGTACAGTTCTTGATTCAGTTAACGGT